TTTCCCGTAACACGCTGTATGTAATATCCAGCAGTTCCCAAAGGAGAATAACCTCCCGAAGTGGGAGGAGTTCCTCCGTTCCAATTGTCCGATTCAATATCTTGGAAAACAGATACCGCTAAAGGTCCTGTCCATGCCGTATAACCCGCAGGAACACCAGAAATAGTCCCAGAACTTCCGTTATATTGTCCGTTAATAATCCAAATCGTATTTCCTACAACTGGAGTCGGAGCAGTCAAACTCCATCCAGAAGGTGCTCCATTGCCATAATTTGGGGTTGTATAGCTAGGGATTCCTGCTGATTGAGATTGCTGCAAGTAAGCAGTAAGCGCACTTAATCCTGTAGCACCCGTTGTCCCTGTTGACCCATTCTTTGCTATTTGAACAATTGCATAAGAGGTATTAGTCCAATCAAGGGTTGAGGTTGTGGTGTTAGCCAAAACAACCAAAGGTATATAAATAGCCCACAAGGTATCGCCTGGCGTTGTATCTGATGGGATACTTGAATACCACCCACTAGGAGGGGTAAACGAAGCAGTAGACCAAGTATAAGTAGAAGTTGTCGTTGGACGAGTAGGAGCCGATCCAGAAGTCCATTGGTATATAGCAGGTAACGCTGCCATCAAAGCATTTGTACCCGTTACAACGTCCAAATCAATGGCAGTTCCAGGGTCTACAAGATACGAAGTCCCAGGCGAAGTAGCAGAAGCAACAACATTAATCTGCCGACCTCCTGAAGTTGCATACCAAATAAACTTAGTAGTCCCAAATCCACCCGTAACAGCAGTCCAAATGTAGTCAGCAGGATTGGTGGATTCAACACTAGAATTGTTGTTTCTCGAGCCGTAGTAAGTTGCTCCTGTTGGAGAGTTGGAAAACCCTACCGAACCATCGTAACTGGTTGCATATTTAATGTCTAAATACTTGTACAAGTACCCAATTCCACCAGAAGGACCTGCAACTATTCCTGTATTTACATCAATAGATACATTGCTACCAAAATTATTGAGCAAATAATTGATGGCAACAGAAATATCTGTTGGAGAAGGGTTTCCTGTTAGTGAAAATGGCATTAGAACGCATCCTCAGTAATAGTACCTTGCAAGTTCATTGCTGAAACATGCCAAGTATCTGTAGCATCATTTGTGCCAAATTTAAGGGCTACTGTTCTTACGTTGTTTTGCTGAGTCGTTACCCAAGGTGTATCAGTAGAAATCGATACAACCCCTGTCTGACCATAGGTAGGTGTTTGAGCAGTGGAATTTGCTCCACCTACTGTAATGTTGATTGTTCCCGTCCCAGACATCTCTGGAAGCAATCTGTGAATGTAAACCTTGGATGAATAAGGTACAGGGCCATCAGGGGTTGCCAAAGCAATATTGGTTCGTTCAAAGTAACAATTGATTGTGTTACCGCAAAATGCATTGGTTAGATTCATCTGTACCAATTGACTACTAGTAACACTTCCTTGAGCGTATACAACGGTCCTAGAGGCCAAAGCAAAGCTTGATGTATAGATAGGTGCTTCAACCCCGTGAGAAGAGTTCTGAACGTCTCTAGGAGGGTTCCAAACCTGTAGGTCATAGCGATAAGAAATCATCTTATTGCACCATCCAGTAGAGTTTTGATCTGGATAGTAAATCTCAATCTGGTACTTTTGGGTATTATTTACCATGTACAAACGATCCACATAGGTTTGATTAAGGCTATTAAAGAAGAAGTTCTTAATAACCTGATTACCAATACCTGTGAAATTAGACCCATCGAACTGCCAAATGTCCCTAGCATCGATCCCATAAACCATAGAGTCGGTGTTGGTCCAACAATTCTGGTTAATCAGTCCACGCCCTTGGTTAAACAACCGCACTGCGAAAATAGGCGCTGTGGAATTTTGATAATTAATAGGTGAAAGAACAACGGTATCCCAATAAGAACAAACGTAGAAACAACCTCCAAGGAAAAAACCATCAATGATAGGACCCCTAACAGGTAATTCTTGTTCATTTGCTACGTTATTTAAAGTTGGATTCCATGTGTCTGGTACTGTTGTTAGAGCAAAAGCCCTAGACCACCGAACAGTAGTTGGGTAATTAAAAGTAAACCCAGAAGAATAAGTCTTGGTTATATTCCCTGCAATCAGGATATTTCCCACATTTGGAGAGCAGTAGTTTCTGACAAAACCCGCAGTTACAGCGGTCACAGCAGGGCTTAAACCGCTTTCATAGTTCCAAACGTAGTTATCAGGAGAAGAGTCGTATATTGCTATTTCAGTCTGTGGAGCACCAGAAGCGTAATAGTTCCCAAAGTACATGGGGGGTCTTAATTGGTCATTAATGACGAATACCTGACCCACCCATGATGAAGTGATTTGCGTGTCATCTGTATACCCAGAAAGGGCTACAGAAGGGTTTGCTCCAACTCCAGGCGTAATATTGGATATACCAGAAGAGGTAATCATGTACCATTTGCCTTCTCTGGTAGCAACAATAAATACCCACTCTGCTTGAGTACGATATCCACCATCAATAAAGATTACATGGCCTGGAATGTTAGATAGGATAAATTGCTCACCAAGAATCTTCTTCACTCCCCTGACATCAGTTTCTACATTTAAACCTGAGTTGTATTCGTTTGGAGCCAAAGCGTTGCTAGGAACGTCTGGGACGAACGAAACATTTGAAAATGGCGATCTAAGAGGGATGTACTCAGACATGGTGTTAACTCTAAGTTATATAAGGATGGATTTTAATTTAGTTCTTAAATAATTCCAATGCTTTTATCACTTCATTTGGTTCTACAAAAGCATCAGGGTTATATTCTTGTTCTTCCCAAATGATAAATTGGTAGGGACTTAGATAATCCCTGCTTTTCAATAGATTGACGTTTTCTTTGTGCCCAAAGATCAATGGGTCTGATCGTGAAAATATCACAATTCCTTTTTTATCTAATCTCCATGCAAAATGCTGAAAAAACGAATCACAAGCAATCCAAGTACGACATTCTTTCAACAATTCCCTAAGTTCATCAAAACTAAGGTTTTCTCTAAAATCTTCTGTTAATTGTTTTTCACCAGTAAGACCGATTTGAACAACAGGCTCACTAATGCTTTTTAAGACTTCCTCCCAATAAGGATAGTCCTTTGGATTAGGTTTTCCACTTTTTAGTGCCTTTGTATAAGGGCTAATAATAATCATAAGTACATCTTTCTAAAGGCATCCTCTAAAGACCCTTTCCATTCCCATTGGGACATTTTTAAGTAAATATTCCATTGATCAATACTACCAAACCCTCTTTCAGCGTGTGCGATAGCGTACCCAGGCACGATGTCTGGATAACAACTGAATACTATTGGGTTTTTAATCTCAGGCAGTATCTTAGAAAATACAATATGATCCCCAAGACCGCCATTAAGAACAACAATTGTATGATCCTTATATTGCATGAAATTCTGGAATATCTGTTCATCATGCAAATATAGTTCTTGATTGGTTTCGCTTCTAATTCCACCTTCAGGGTTCTTTAAATGCCATGTAATCGCATCAGGAACAACGTAGAGATTCAATCCCTTCTGGTGTAAACCATAGCTGAACAGAGTCTCCTCACGGTGCGCCACCCTTGATAAACCTATGTTGTAGTCATGGATTCCTGCTCGATAAACAAAAGAGCAATGTAGGTGTTCTACTTGTTGTTCTTTAGTAATTAAACCCCACTGAATATTGGGTTCTAGAGCAATGTTCTCTATTTTTCCAGTTGCTTTACATGGAGTTATGCTTGGAGGAGTAAGAATCGATCCACCCACCGCACCTGCATCTTTGCGTATAGCATAGCTTAACAAGGTTCTAAGTACGTTGGGTTCTGGAATGCAGTCATCGTCCATTCTCCAAACCCACTTGTAACCCATGATATTGGCTATCTGGTGATTCCAATGAGTTCCCTTTTTCTGAGCATAAACCCACTCCCATTCGATGTTCTTTATGTCCATCATTTGAAATAGATTCTTATAGATCAGTTCTTCTCGAACATCTCTAGGCTCATCGTTGTCATCAAAGATAATGAGCTTATCAGGTATCTTTGTTTGATTGATGATTGCAGCAAGTGCTAGAGGTAAGGTTGTATCATATCGGCCTCGAGTACCGATTGAGCAAAGTACACTATTCATTTCTAATCCATATTTCTTCAGATACTGGTAAATCCCTCACATTAAAAGGATTGCCGAATTGATCCACATTCCACGCTTTTAATTGATTTTGACGAATCGGTCTAAATCCAAATGAGTATAAGGCTTTATGTATATGCCAAAACCCTTTGTAATCAGGGTGTAGTTCGCCATGTATTTCTATTGCTATTGCCCCAATGCGAGCCATGTTTCGAGGATCAGCATTTAATAAAACATCGTATTCACTACCTTCGCAATCAATCTTTAAGAAAATATTTTTTCCATCAACAAGATTAAGTAAACTTTCTAAAGTAACTGTTCCAATTGTTTCGGTTTTATCACTAGAACTGTAAACACTATTG